TCTTGGTGTCATAGTCGGAAAGCAGCCCCGCCGAAGCTTCATAGGCAAACGTGGTATCGGTCGTGGCGAAGCCTGACGCCGTGTGCTTGTAGGTGAAAAAGCTTTTAGCATCGCCCTGCTCGTTGCCGAACCACTCGATTGCAGCTACTTCACCGTCTGCCGCAGCCGCGTTGATGATCTTGAAATAGTTGGGGACGAAACCGAGAGGAATGTTGATGGCTGCTCCATTGCTCTCGATGTGCCCGGTCCTGATCTGAGGCATGTTCGTTTCTCCTTTGCGTTACGGCCCCCCGATTACTCAGAGGGCCGGTTTATCGGTTAGAATCAGCTTCCGGCAGTCGTTTCGAGGATGTGCATGAAGTTATCATTCAGAATCCGCGCCGCCCAAACGGCCTTCCATCCGGCAGTTGCCTTGCGGTTCAACGGGTCGGAAGTTCCGCCAGATCCGAACGCCTTGACAATCACCTCAGAGGTGAACCATGACTCGCCGTCCTTCATGTTGTGCTTTCCAAGCAGCGCAACGTCGCCATAGGCGTCTTTCCCAATGATCGGGATGTGATACTGCACCGGGCTTTCGGTCGTGGCCTTGGCGTTGGTTGAATAGCAGAACCGAACATTTTTCACGGTCCCCCACTCGGCATTGTCACCGTCGCCCTGCGCGGCGTACTCGGAAGTGCTCTTGAACCCGGCGCAGTCTTCCAGGTCGTCCAGAATGGCGGTGTGTACTATGCCCCAGAAAGCCGGACGAACCGGGCTGGTGCCGACGCCGGAGCTGCCCTTGATCATCTCGGTAATCATCTCGGCATTGTAGCCCAGGAGGGTCATGACTACGCCTTCGATGTCGGCCGTAGTGATCTCGGTCGGGGTATTGCCGTTGCTGCCGCCCGCCGCATTGGTCGCAGAAGCGCAAGCGGAAAGAATGTCCCGCATGAGAGTGTCGAAGGTCTGCCCCTGCTGGAGTCCGAGCTTTTCGGAGCCGACGGTCAGCACGGCATCTTCCACCGTCAAATCAACAACGTCTGTGACATGAATGAAATCGCCGTACCATGCCATCTGCGCCGTCAGGTCGGTCTTGCTGAGCGCCTGGCCGGGAGGGTCCGCCCCCTCGACAAGCGGGGTTGTGGCAACGCTCAGGTTGCTGTAGCGCCGCCATTTGTAGGTGTTGCCGCGCTTCTTGTCCATGGTCGCGTGTTGCGCCCATTTCAGATGCACCAACTTCGGGAAAGCTGCGCGGAGAAGGACGCGATCGTAAAAAGTTCCGACGGCAGGATCAACCGCCGCCGTTGTGGTCAAAGTGTCGCCCATTTCAGATATTTCCTTTCATGTGTTTTATACCCCTCCCCGTACCCGCCTAACGTGCGCGTCAAATTCCTCGTCCGTCATTTGAGCGAAGCGCCCCGCGTTGCCAGCCCCAACCGGTGCCCCGCCGAATTGTCCAGGGTTGCCGGGTTTTTCGAGGTTGGCGAGGATCAACGAAAGCTGATCCAGCGGCGTCATTGGCTGACCGGACGGTGGCGTTCCACCGTTTCCGGCCTTGGCCGCGATGTACTTGGGGTTGGTGCGCGATAGCGTCAACGCCGTCTTGAGCGGATTAGGACTCATCGCAATCACGGTGCGGAAAGAGGGGTCTGATGCAAGCACTTCGGGCAGGTAGGTGCGGATGGTCGTTTCATACTGCGGGTCAATCTGAGCGAGTTCGAGCTTCATGACCGTCATTTTCAGGTCATTGTCAACAACCGGAGCACTCGCAGACGGCAGGCGTTCGATGATTTTCTTGACATCGGAAACCGTCAGAACGTCATCATCCCGCATACCATCAAACGGGTTGGCCGCTGGAGCCGGTGCCGCCGGCTGACTCGCCGGTTGCCCTCCCCCCATGTTGGCCTGCCAGGTGGCCGCGTTCGCACGAAATACGTTGAACTGCTGCTCCACCTGCTCGGCCCGCGTCTTGGCCTGCTGAAGCTCGTCCCGCAACGCCTGAACCACTGTCACGGGCACCGTTACCTGTTGCGCGGGAGCTGCCGGCTGTCCTGCCGGGGCTGTCCCTGCCGCGCCTGCCTCTGGTGTTTGCGGATTTACGTTTGGTTGAGCCGGCGCTACCGGCTGCGCTGTGGTTGCCACCCCGGCGGCGGGTGTCGCTGCTACGCCCGTAACTGCTGGTTGGTCCATGTCAATTCCTTTTCGCCCGCTTCACCTTTGCGCGGGGAGGCGGCCCCCTCTGATTCGCCCTTTCGCGCTCCGGCTACTTCCCGGCGGCGGATAAATAGTTCAAGCTCGTATAACATCGCCCTTGTCTTAAATTCTTCGGGGTAAACAAAATCCATAGTTCACCCGTTTAAAATCGGCATCCCCTGCGCCGATCGCTCGATTACCGGCGAGCTGATACCAGAATCGGTCCCAGGGGGACCAACCGTGTCAAGCGGTAGCACCCATTTCAATTGAACGTCCGATTTTTTGTTATCTACAAAAAACAGCATACAGCCAAACATTTTAGGAGGTCGCTTTTTCAAGATCATGATCTTCGTCCGAAACGCCCGCCGCCCGTGCTTCATCGCTAAAACCGGGTCTGCGTTGGCGTGGACGAGGATATAATATTGCTCGTAACGATCCTGGTTGCCGTCAACTACCCGCTCAAGCTGGTTTATCACCGCACGCTGCAACTCGGAGCGTACATCTCCGATTACCAGCCCGATCGGAGAAACCCCCATGAGCTGAGCAAGCTTTTCTTTCTGCTTCTGGCTGTGCTGAGGTACGAAAATATCCATCAGGCGTTCCCCTCAGTTTTCCCTATTTGGTCCTGTTGCAGAATCATCGGGTCAAGCATCAAGGTTTTGATTACCTGCGCAAGTTTGGAAACCTGCTCGGTGTCCATGCTTTGCAATTCCTTCATGGTCTTGATCCGGTCGAGCACAGCCGATGCCCGGTTCTCGGTCGCCTGCGCCCGCTTTTCCTCAGCGTTCGCCAGGTCGCTCTTGATTTTGCTTTGCATCATCATCGACTGAAGAAGTTGCACTTGCTGCTCAAGCTGCGCCATCTTCCCTTGAGCCTGTTCCTCGGCCTTAATCATCCCCATCAACTGCTCTTTGTTCTCGATCGGCGCAACGTCGATAATCGCCGCCCACGGGATAGGCGCTCCGGCCTGTTTCATGGAGAAAAGCTGTGTGTAGTGCATCTGACGCTGCGAGTCGGTCAAAATGCCCTCAGTCGGCACACAGTCGTATTTCCCGAAACGCTTGGTGTAAAACTCCTTGGCCGGTGGCTTTCCGGTGATCCTCTGGACTTTATCCGGCTGGAACGTGTGCTGAATCATGTCAACCTGCTTGTTGCCGAGATGCTTTTGACTCAGCCGAAGATTGTCAAACAGGTCTTGCAGCACTATCAACCCTTGAGAGCTGCGAAGCTTGGCCAGAATCCCCGCCACCTGGATATCGTCGTTTTCAGGGGTCCCGAATAGCTCAGAATTTGCGCCGGGGATCTCCATGACATCGTTGTCCAGGCTCTCCATTGCCTGAAAGAACCCCTGCGGGATGTCCGGTGAGCGGAGCGGGGACGGAACTTTATCCGGTGTCACGTCCTTTTTCAGCCATTGAACCAACGCCTGACCACTGCGGTAAAGCACATCTGGATTGACAAGGGTCCCTTCAAAAGCCTGCCAGCCGCTTGAAATCTGGCTGTCCATGATGTCGAGGATTTTGCTTCGACGTTTATTCGTTTCTCTCTGGGGGTCCCTCATGCAACGTACGACACCCTGAACTCTCAGCCCGGCGTCCGGTTCCTCTGGCGCAAAGAACCCGTAAACAGGCACAAACGGAAATCCGGTCGTTATCCCCGATGGGTCTTCTCCGCTCCATACGAGCTTGTTTTGCACAAGGATATTCAGCTCGGCAGCTTCCTTGTACCCGGTGACAACTTTAACACCCGGCATGTACGCGCTGATGAGTTGCATGGCTTCGCGTGGAATCCCTGCCGGGAGAACCTTCTGTTGGCCGCTCTGCGGGTCGATGAGGATCTTGGTCGCTTTGCGGGTCCTTACCCACATGCGGTCGTAGCAGTAAAGATCGTCACCGCTCATGCCCTTCGATGGTACATAATTCGGGTATTTCTGGTCGCGTCCAGGTCTGATACCGTCAATCGCGCTCTTAATTCCATCGGGGAGGATTGAGAGTATGTCATCTTTTTCGAGGTAATCGCGCACCAGCATGAACCGCCCGCGCATCATCGCCCGATCATCGCAGTTGGGGTCCATCAAAAACCGGTTGTAGGCGTAGCGCAAAAACTTGATGTCGCCGCTAACCATGTCGTCGCTGAAATCGGCGTACAGGTGAATGAGGTTTAAGCCGGTGGCAAGCGCACCAAACTCAAAAGCATCGGATAAAATGTTGTATCCGTCGGCATATTGCATGTTCCACTGAACCGCCGCCGATAGCTGGCTTGCGGT